GTCGAATTTCGACCGAAAACCGGGGGGCCGGGACGGAATGGGGCAAACTGGGCGGGGATGGCCAGGAGAACCCGGAATGTGACCGCCTGCGAGCGGGGATTAGCGGCGCTCAAACAGACCGGCCGGCTGGAGGCCGTGGACGCCCCCATGGTGGCCTTGGTCCGCACCCTGGCCGCCCTGCTCGACGACCCGGAGGAACCGGTGGTGCAGACGGCGTGGGCGTACAAGTCGGCTTGGCGTGATCTGAGAGGGGTGGCCGCGGTTGGCGACGACGACGAGCTCGGTCAGCTTCTCGCAGCGCTGCGTACCCCGGTGGGCGACGCCCCGGAGTCCTGACCGGCCCACCACCGGCGGCCGGTTGAGTCTGCTGGCCCAGATCATCGGCAAGAAGCTGATGCCGTGGCAGGCCCAGGTGGCGAACGTGGCCGGCGAGCTGACCGGGGACGGGCTGCCGGCCTACCGGGAGGTGCGGGTGACGGTGCCCAGACAGTCCGGCAAGACGACGTTGCTGCTGACCGTGGAGGTGGACCGGTGCCTGTCGTGGGGGGACATGCAACGGGTGTTGTACACGGCCCAGGACCGCAACAGCGCCAAAGCCAAATGGGAGGAGCAGGCCGACCTGTTGGAGCACACCACGTTGGCGAAGGTGATGTCGGTCCGGCGGGGGGCGGGCGGGGAGCGCATCAAGTTCAAGGCCACCGGGTCGACCATCGGCATCTCGGCGTCAGGGGAAACGTCGGGGCACGGTCAGACCCTGGATTTGGGGATCATCGACGAGGCGTTCGCCCAACGAGATGAGAGGCTAAGCCAGTCTTTTAGGCCAGCGATGATGACCCGGGCCGGCGCCCAGCTGTGGATCGTGTCGACCATGGGCTACCCGCAAGGATCGGAGTTCCTGCATTCCAGGGTGGACGACGGCCGGGCCCGGGTGGAGTCCGGCGAACGGTCCGGGGTGGCCTATTTCGAATGGTCGGCCGGCGACGACCAGGACCCGGACGATCCCCGCACGTGGTGGGGGTGTATGCCGGCTCTGGGGCGGACGGTGACCGAGGAGGTCATCCGGGCCGACCATGACGCCATGGAACCGGCCGAGTTCTCCCGGGCCTACCTGAACCGGCGGGCGCCGGGCGGCCGTCCGGTGATCGACCCGGCGTCCTGGCAGGCCTGCCGGGATCCCCGTTCGCAGTTGGCCGGGCTGCCCTGTTTCAGCCTGGATGTGACCCCGGACCGGGCCGCGGCGAGTATCGGGGTGGCCGGCTGGCGTCAGGACCGGCGCCGGCACGTGGAGATCGTCGACCACCGCCCGGGCACGGACTGGGCCGTCGAACGGTTGCAAGCGTTGGAGCGAAGGTGGCGGCCGCTGCCGACGGTGGTGGACCCGGCCAGCCCGGCCGGCAGCCTGCTGGTCGATCTGGCCGCGGCCGGGGTGCCGACGTTGACGGTGAACGCCCGCGAGTACGCCCAGGGCTGCGGTCAGCTGTTCGACGCCGCCATAGAGGGCAAGTTGGCCCACCTGGACCAGCCGGTCTTGAATCAGGCCGTGTCAGCGGCCCGGAAACGGCCATTGGGGGACGCCTGGGCCTGGGCTCGCAAGTCCGGTGGCGACATTTCGCCACTGGTAGCGGTCACTCTGTCACACTGGGGTCTCGTGAAGGCCGGCCAGGGCGACCCCCAAATCCTTTGAGATGGCCGCCACGGGTTTGGTAGGACGTTTCCAAATCCCGGAACGTATCCGTGGCGCCGGAAGGGGTTTGGCGCTCAGAGCGGCCGGCAGTGTGGTGTCAGCCCAGCCGAACACGCCGACCCCGTTCATGGCCGGCCCCGAGCAGTCGTTCACGCCGCCGTCGCACGTGCTGCCCCCACCCAGCGAGACGATGGCCCTGTCGTGGCCGGCGTTCCTGCGGGGCCTGGCCTACGTGACCCAGACGGTCGGGATGCTGCCGGTGGCCGCCTACCGGGACACCGAAGTCCTGGACCCGCAGCCGGCCATTCTGCGCCAACCGGACCCGAACCAGACGCCGATGGCGTTCTGGGCCGGGGTGACCGAAAGCCTGGTCCTGTACGGCAACTCGATCTGTCTGATCACCTCGACCGACCGGTACGGGTGGCCGCTCACGTTGAAACCGGTCCATCCGACCCTGGTGGCGGTCCGGTTCGAGGGCAACCCGATGGCCCCCCAGATCAGCGCTTTCTACGCGGCCGGCCAGCTGTACGACCCGTCGGAGATCTGGCATGTCAAATCCCATTTGGGGCGGACCGGCTGGCCGCTCGGGCGGGGCCTGATCGACTTGAACGGCGACGCCATCGCTATCGGCCTGGCCTTGCAATCGTACGCGGCCAGCTATTTCAACTCGGGGGGGATGCCGTCGGGGATCGTCAAGATCCACCGGCCGGAGATCACCCAGGCCCAGGCCGACACGGCCAAACAGACCTGGATCTCGAAATATTCGGGCGTGTCGTCGGTGGCGGTGTTGAACGAGCTGACCGATTTCACGCCGGTGTCGTTCCGGCCGGTCGACTCCCAGATGATCGAATCAAGACAGTTCTCGCTGATCGACGCCGCTCTGCTGTTCGGCATCCCGCCGTCCAAGCTGGGCGCCAACGTCAGCACGACGTACAAGAACGCCCAGATGGAGGAGGTCCAGGCCCGCAATGATGCGGTGGCCCCCTGGCTGGCCCTGCTGGAGGAGGCCGGGTCGATCGAGCTGCTACCGCGGGGCCAGCATCTGCAATGGGACATCTCGGCCGCCCTGCATACCGACACTCTCAGCGAATATCAGGCCTACCAGGCCGCCCTGGGCGGCCCCGGCCCCATGTCGCAATGGTTGCTGGTGGACGAGATCCGGGCCCGGAACAATCTGGATCCGATGGCCGTCTCCCAGGCCGGGTTCGACGCCGCCATCGCCGCCGCCGGTGTCACACCCGAAACACCCGAAACGCCGGCCCTGCCGGCACCGGCCCCGGCCGAGCCGCCCACGATCGTGGGCGGCCCGCCCACCGGCAACCAGCACCCCCAGGAGGCATGATGGGTTTTCAGGCCGCCAACCAGCAGATGGGCATGGAAGTCCGCGACGTATGGACCACGGCCTACATCAACGACCTGCCCGACTCGTCGTTCTTGTATATCGCCCCGGGGGGCACCAAAACCGACGGCAGGACCGACGGCGCCCACCGCTATTTCCCGGTGAAGGACGCCAACGGCCGACCGGACGCCGCCCATATCCGTAACGCCATGGCCCGCATCCCCCAGGCCTCCAGCCTGTCCGCCGAGGTGCGGGCCGCCTGCATGGCCAAAGCCAAGAGCATGGCCGCCGCCCACCCGATGATCGGGTCCGGGCCGGGCATGGGTTACGAGGGGTCGGCCGGGTCGGGCCGCTCAAGGGATCCCGAACCGGTCCTCGAATGCCGGGACTACTCGGTGGTGGTCCATTTGCGGGCCGACGGCGACGGGCGCACCCTGGTCGGCCGGGCCGTCCCCTACGGGATAGACGCCAACCTGCCCGGCGGCGGCATCGAACGGTTCCTGCCCGGCGCCTTCGAGAAACAGGTGGCCGCTGTCGACCAGTTGGCCCGGGTCAAACTGTACGCCTCCCATCAGGATCGCCTGAACGGCCAGCAGCCCATAGGGCGGACGTCGATCCTGGCCGAGCGCCCCGACGGGTTGCACGGCGAATGGCCCCTGTACAACACCACCAAAGCCTCCGATTCGCTCGAGCTGGTCCGGACCGGGGAGATCACCGGACTGTCCATCGGGTTCAAAGCCCTCACCTCCCGCAAGGGCGCGAACGGGGCCACCGAACGCCAGGCCGCCCACCTCGATCATGTCACCCTCACCCACGAACCGGTCTATGCGGGTGCCACCGTCATGGCCGTCCGGGCTCTCGACGAGGACCGGCCGGGGCTACGACCGGTGACGGCGTGGCGGGCCGACCTGTTGAAAGCACAAGGCATCCTGGCCGGCCTGGCCGGACGGTGACTACACTCGACGGTTGACGGCTGAACCGCCCAGAAGGTGAACCGCCCGCACGTGGGGTGAACCGCCCAGAGGTGAACCGGTCGCAAGGGCGCTAGTCCTTGCGCCGCACGCCCCGGCGCCCGCGATGAAAGGGGTGGAACACCCTGTGGCCAACCGTCTGATGGAGAAGTTGGGCGCCGACTATCGCGTCCTGGTCGAGCAGTACGAGAGTCTGCTCAACCGGTGCGCCGAGGAGAACCGCGACCCCGACGACACCGAGGCCGCCCTGCTGGACGGCCTGCGCGACCAGATGTCGCCGCTCGGGGAGCGGCTGGTCGAGCTACGGGAAGTGGATGATAGAAGGATGGCCGCGGTCAGAGCGATGGCCGACGCCCCGACCGTGCCGGACAGCCGGCATCTGCCGGTCATCCAGGTCCGCTCCGAGGAGATGGTGTACCGGCCGCCGGGGGATGCCGGCCTGGAGCGCCGCTCGTTCTTCCAGGATTTGTTGCACGCCCAGCTGGATCACGATCCGGGGGCGACGGCCATGCTGGAACGCCACGGCCTGCAGATGCGGGCCATGGGCACCATGGGCACCGGCCCGGGTGTCATCCCGCCCCGATGGCTGTTCGAGGAGTTCGCCATCATCGCCCATGGCGCCCGCCCCTGGGCGGACACGTTGCGGAAGGTGGGGATCGACAACGCCAACCCGGTCAACCTGGGCAAGCAGGTCACCCCCGGCGCGGCCATCACCGCCACCACCGAAGGCTCCCCGGCCGGTGACGGGTCGTTCAACGCCAATGTGATCACCACCAACCCGGTCACCTATACCGGCAAGGTGGATGTGTCAAGGCAGTTGGTCGACGGCTCGAATCCGGCGGTCGACGGCATCATTTTCGCCGACTGTATGGGCGCCTACAACGAGGCCGTCGAGAACGCCGTGGTAGCCGCCTTCGAGGCGTTGACCGGGGCCGGGCTGGCCGGCACCATCACCTATCCGGGTACCGCCCCGGCCTACACGAACCTGCCCGACGCGTTCATCGACGCCGGCGCCTCGATCATCAAACGCCGCAAAGCGCCACCCCGGGTGGTGTTCATGAGCACGGGGGCGTGGGCGTTCCTGGCCAAACAGAAGGACACCCAGGGCCGGCCTTTGGTGACCACCGGCCAGCACGGCCCCGTGAACAGCTACGGGTTGGGCGACGCCGTGCTCTACAGCCACATTGCCGGTGAGGTGGTCGGCCTGCAGTGCATCCCGTCGTGGGCCGGCGTCGACAACCACATGTACGTGCTCAAAGCCGACGACTCGCTCCTGCTGGAAAGCTCGACGTTCAACTTCCGTTACGATGAGGTCCTCGGACCCAGCGCCATCCGGCTCGGGGTGTGGGGGTACGCCGCCCCCGTCCTGGGCCGTTACCCGTCCGGGATCCTGAAGATCGACTCCGGTGTCACCATCCCGGCCCCGGTCGAAGTGGCCGGCGAAGAGGAACCGGCCGTCGAGGGCGAGATCCCGCCCGAGATCGCCCAAGGGCCGGGCACGCCCCGAGCCCGCAAACAGTAGGAGGCGCGGCCCGGTGACCTTGGACGAGCTGCTGGCCTTGCTGCCCGACAACACGACGGGCGCCATCTCGCCGGCGGACATGCGCCAGATCGTCACCGAGCTGTACAACGACGCCAACCCGGTGTTCTCGAATGTCGTCAACCAGGGGCCGGCCACGCTGGCGGTCAACGCCAGTTTTGTGCCGGTCCCCGGTACGACCAGCCGTCCGTTCACCCTCGACAGCGCCCAGGACGTCCAGTTCGTCATCTCTTTGAACGTCGACACGCTGGCCACCAACAACCAGGTCCAGATCGGCCTGGACATGACCGGCGCCACCGTCGTCCCGGTGGGCTCGAAACCGGAGCAGGTGTTGTGGTTGGGCGGCAAACAGCAGGTGCAGGCCACCGTCGAGGTCACGTTCATCCAGCGGTTGCAGGCCGGGACCACCAACCTGGCTCTCAAGTACACGGCCCAGGCCGCGGCCACCCTGACCGCCATGGCCGTCATCGCCAGCGTGATCTCCAACCAATGAGCTCGAGCCCGTGGGATGCCGGTTACGGGACCGGGTTCGGGGCGGGCAGCCCGACCGGGGTGACCGTGACCGGCTGGCCGACCGTCACCGATGTGGAGAACTGGTTGCGGACCACCGGCCAGCCCGCCACCGAAACCACCGTCACCGGCCAAGCGTTGGCGGCGGCGATCGACTGGGTGACCATGCGCGCCGACCCGGCCTGGACGACACCCGGGCTGCCCGGGTTTCTGCCCGCCGGCCTGTTCCAGGCCGCCCTGTTGGACGCCTGCCGCGGCTACCGCCGCCGCGACAGTGTGGACGGCACGGTCGGCTGGGGGGACATGGGTATCGTCCGGGTCGGCCCCAAAGACCCCGAGGTCGAAAAATATTTGGCCCCGTATGCGGCCATGGTGTTCGGGTGACCTGGGATCGCACCGCCGTGTCGACCGCTCTCGTCTCGCTGCTGGGCCCGGCCACCCAGGTGACCGTGCATGGCCGGCCGCCCGAAACATTGAACGGGCCGTGCCTGGTGGTGGGCCGACCCCAACCGGTCGTCTATGCCACCGCCGGGCTCGGCGTCGACGAGGCCACCCTGCCGGTCATCGTCGTGTCCGGGGTCGAAACCGAGGACCAGGTCGAAGCATTGAAGAACACCTGCCGCCAAACCATTCTGGCCAACCCGTCCCTGGGCGGGGTGGTGCAGGCCTGCTACCCGGCCGAGGAACGCAACTGGCGGAACCTGACCGGCGCCGGCGGCATCCAGCTGCTGCTGTGCGAGCTGATCCTGACCGTGCAGATGTGACATGTCACCCGCCCGCAAGAAAGGACCTGCCGTGACCGTGACCGAAGAAGCCCCGCCGGCGCCCCCACCGCCGGAAGTGTCGTTGACGGCGGCCGGCGACCCGACCCCGCCCACCGCCAGCCCGCTCATCCTGAACGACTGCTATTTCGAGCTGGGCGGCGTCAACCTCAGATGTCTGGTCAAACATTTGGAAGCGGCGTTTCCCGAAAACAAGCCAGTCAGTGTTACCAGTTTTTGTGGCGAAACCGACTATCCGGGTGTCACCAAATGGCATCTGCGGGCGACGTTCTACCAGTCATTCGACGCCGGCGCCGTCTACGCCACGCTGAACGCCGCCTACCAGTCCTATGTGGCCTCCGGGACGGCGGTGAACTGGAAGGCCCGGCCGTACTCGTCGCGGGTCGCTGCCGCCAATAACCCGATCGTGAGCGGCTACGCCATCCCGCAACCGGTAGAGCTGATCGTCGGCGACGCCGGGGCCGCCGCCGAAGTGGTCATCGACTGGAACCTGACCGCCCCGCCCACCGTCGACACCGGGGCGGTCACCGCCACCGGGGCCACGGCCGGCACGCCCGGTTTTTACACTCCCAGCGGGGCGACGGTGCCGGCCAACCTGGCCGCCCTGTCATCCGTAACCGCCACTCCGGCGACGACGTGGGCGGCCGGACAGTACGTCATCACATCCGATTTGCTCGCGGCGAACTGGAACGGCACGGCCTGGGTGGCCGGCAAACACCCCTGATGGCCCAGGCCCCGACGGTGGCCGTCATCGGTTTGCGCGCCCTGAACCGGGACATCCAGAAGATGGCCGACCAGCGCGGCCCGCTCAACAAGGCCATGGCCCAGGCCGGCCGAATCGCGGCCGAGCCGGTCGCCGCCGCCACCCGTTCCGCCCTGCCCCAAGGGGACCGGCCGGGCGAGCAGACCGGCCGGCTGGCCGGCGACGTCCGGGTCACCGCCACCCGGTCGGGGGCGGCGGTGCGCATGGGCCGGGCCAGTATCAGGTATGCCGGCTGGGTCGAGTTCGGCGGCACCCGCCGGGCGCCGCACGTCTCTACCCGCGACTACGACCCCAAAGGCCGCTACCTGTTCCCCAACGCCGTCCAGCTGGCGGCCCGTTCCGCCCGCCTCTATTCCGACGCCGTCGAACAGGTTTTCGTCGGCTATCCGTGGACCAACACTGGCACCGACCCCGGGAGCGTACATGACTGACGAACCGTTGCCGACCCTGGTCAAAGTGTCCCAGTCGTTCGTGCAACGCCTGCCCTCCCAGCGGCTGCTGGACGAGATCCGCCACTGCGAACCGGCGGCCACGTTCGGTGAGCTGGCCGAAACCCAGCCGTTCCGGATCGTGGCCTTCCGGGCCCTGGTCCGGGATTTCCCGGGCCGCGACATGACCAGCCTGTGGTTGCACGCCTACGACGTCGAGGTGGACGTGTCCGAAGCGGACCCTACCAACGGGAAGCCTGCGACAACGTGGCCGCGTTCTGCCACTACTGGGGTTGTCTTCCCGACGCCCTCGACACCCTGAGCGACGACATGATGGCGGCCATGGTGCGCCTCATGCACCGGGAAGCCCAGGCCATCCGGGCCGCCGAAGCCAAGGTCAGGAGATAGCCGGATGGCCGGCCCGTCGGTCATGGTCCGGGTGCTGGGCGACCTGTCCGGTCTCGGCAACGCTTTCAAACAGTCCGGCGCCCAGGCCCAGTCGGCCGCCGCCAAAGCGCACGGCGCCTTCTCGTCCATGCTCGGCCTGCTCAACCAGTCCGGCGTGCTCGGCCCGTTCGGCGAAGCCCTCTCCACCGTGGACGAAGGCCTGACCAAACTGGCCGAGCACGGCAAGAGTGTCGGCAACATCATGATGGGCGCCGGCGGCACCCTGCTGGCCGTGGGTAGCGTGTTCGCCGCCCTCGGCTCGAAAGAGCAGGCCGCCCACCAGCAGTTGGCCCAGGCCATCTCGAACACCGGCCACTCCTACGACCAGTACGGCAAGCACATTGAGGAGGCCATCAAGCACAACGAGAAGTTCGGCCAGTCGTCGGAGAAAACCCAGGGCGCCCTGCAAGTCTTGACCCAGGCCACCGGCGACCCGGCCAAAGCCCTGACCTTGTTGAACACGGCCACCGACCTGGCCGCGGCCAAACACGAGGATCTGGTCACCGCCGCCACCGCCGTCGGCAAGGTCTACAACGGCAACACCAAACTGTTGAAAGAGTTCGGCATCCAGGTGTCGAACACCAAACAGGTCACCGCCCAGGCCACCAGCGCCCAGAAACAGGCCACCGCCGCCGATGACAACCTGGCCCGGGCCAAACGGACCCTGGCCGACATCGAACTGGTCGACGGTCAACGCCACAAACTGACCCTGGGCCAGCAAATCCAGTTACGTAACGCCCAGCAGGCTGTCACCACCGCCACCACCAAAGCCCGCGAAGCCCACCAGCATCTGGCCGAAACCCAGCGGGCCGTGGCCGCCGCCACCGCCGGCCACGCCACCGCTGTCACCGAACTGGGCGACAAACTGAAAGGTCAGGCCGCCGCCAACGCCGACACCTTCACCGGCCATCTGAAAGCCATCTCCACCACCATCGAGGACCAGGCCGCCAAGTTCGGCCAAAAATACGGGCCGGCCCTGACCAAAGTGGGGGCGGCCATGTCCGGGCTGGGCGGCATCATCAAACTCACCCAGGCCGGCATGGAAGCCCTCAAAGGCGCCCAGGCTGCCGCCACCGTGGCCACCGAAGCCGAAACCGCCGCCGAGGTCGGCGCCGAAGCCGCCGGCGCCCCGCTACTGCTGGTCCTCGGCCTGATCGCCCTGGCCGTGGCCGCCCTCATCGTGGTCGGCTACGAAATCTATAAACACTGGAAGATCATTTGGACGTTCATCAAAAACCTGGTCATGGACGTGTGGAACTGGATCGCCAAATACTGGCCGTACCTGCTCGGGATTCTGCTCGGCCCCATCGCCCTGGCCGCGGTGTTGATCTGGAAGAACTGGGCCAAAATCAAAGCCGACGCCAAAGAGGTGATCGACTACATCGTCTCCATCTGGAACGGTCTCGTCTCCTGGCTGTCCGGCCTGCCGGGCGCCATCTGGCACGCCCTGACCGGCCTGTGGAACTTCATTTTTCATGAGGCCGACACCGTGGCCGGCTGGGTCGAAGGCGCCTGGAATGCCATGATCGGCTGGGTGGCCGGCATCCCCGGCGCCATCGGCCGGGCCCTGTCGGGCATGTGGGACTTCGTGTACAACCAGTTCGCCACCGTGTGGGGCTGGATCCAGTCGTTCTGGGGGCGCATGTGGGGTTGGATCACCAGTCTCCCGGGCGCGGTCGGCCGGGCGTTGGGCCACATGTGGGATTCGATGGGCCAAGCCTTTCGGGGTGCCATCGACTGGGTTATCGACATCTGGAACTCGCTGCATTTCAAGATCGGTGGCTGGTCCGTCGGGCCGGTTCACCTGCCTACCGTCACCATCGGCATGCCCCACATCCCGCACCTGGCCCAGGGTGGACTCATGACCGCCAGTGGACTGGTCTTCGCCCACGCTGGCGAGGTCATCACACCCGCCCCGGCTGCCACCCGCAGCGGTCCGGTGGTCCACATCGACAACGCTCACTTTAAAGAGGAACTGGACGTGGAAGCGTTCATGCGCCGGGTGGCCTGGACCGCCCAGGCGAAGGCCATGTGATGAGCAACGGATCGTGCGTCCGCCAGGCCTGGCTGGTCCTCGGTTCGCTGTCGATCCAGCTGGAGAACGCGGCGGGCGGCTGGTTCTGCTCCAGTCTCGATCTGGGCTACCCAGAGGTCCGAGAGGTCATACAGAACCGGCCCGACACCGACGGCGCCGTGGACCGCACCCAATTTATGGGCGCCCGGGTGGTGTCCGCCGAAATCCATGCCGTGGCCGGCGCCGGCGCCCGCATCGACGACGTGGCCGACAATTTCGCCCCGTTCATGGTGCCCTCGGCCCGCCCGGTGTTGCACTACATCCTGGACCGGGCCGGCACCGCCGAGCGCACCCTCACCCTGCGGGCCATGGGCTACACGTGGGCCGTGGTCGGCGCCTCGGAACGCCAGATCATGCTGCAATGGAAGGCCGCCGACCCGGTCGTCCGCGACCCGACCGTCCAGACCGTCACCTGTTATGCCGGCACCGCGGCCGGCAACGGGCGCGCCTACCCGCTGGCCTTCCCTCGCATCTATCCGACGTCGGGCGGGTCGCCTTCGACCGCGGTCATCAGCTCGGCCGGCGACCTGCCGGTACGCCCCCTGGTGTACGTGTACGGGCCGGTCACCGGCCCCGTCGTCACCTTCACGCCCACCACCGGGCCGGTAGCCAAAGTGGCGTTCGTGGCCTCATACCGGATCGACCAGGGCCACTACGTGCTGGTCGACACGGTAGCCAAAACCGCCCTGCTCGACGGTGTGGCCGGCCAGTCGGCCCTGGCCTGGCTGGACTGGTACAACACCGCCTGGCCGGTCCTGCCCCGCCAGCCTGACACCACCGGCATGTCGATGACCGGCTCGTCCACGTCGGGCAGCACCCAGGCTCAGGCCTCCTGGCAGGACGGCTACCTGTCGTGACCTGGCCGGCCGGTCGCGCCGCCGTCGGCGACCTCGAGGACACCTACACGCCGGACGGGCGGGCCGCGCCCGGCGCCTACCCGATACCGGCCGGGCGAGGCCGCTGGCGGGTGACCTTGCACGCCCGGGATTTCACGGCCAGCCTGACCCCCTACCAGACGTCGCTGGCGGCCCTGCCCGACGCCGCCAACCGCAAACTGACCCGGGCCTGGAACACCCCGGCCCAGCTCGATTTCACCATCGACGGCCGCTCCGACCAGGCCTCGCTTATCGCCGAACTGCAACAGGACGTGATGGCCTGGCGGTGGGATGACACCGCCGGCGCCGACCGGGCCATGTTCCGGGGGGTGGTCTCGCAAACCTCTGACACCGTCAGCGAAGAATCCCACCTGCTGGCCGTGACCGCCCACGACTATGCCGGCATGTTCGCCCGCCGGCTGCTCACCAACGCCCTGGCCTACAACAACGTCGACCAGGATGACATTGTGGCCGACCTGGTGAGCAAGGCCAACAACGTCGTATCGGTCAACGGTACGCCCATGTCGCCCGGCTCGGTCATGCCCCTCACGGTGGCCCTGGTCAACCCCGACGGCACCACCCGTACCGCGAAGTCCGGACAGGCGCGGGTCCGCAACTACAACGCCTCCACCGATATCGCCACCCTGCTCGGCGAGCTGGCCGCCGTCATCAACGGATTCGACTACGACGTGCTGCCCACCGGCCTGAACGGCACCGCCGACGCCCTGCGCCTCTTCTACCCCTACCAGGGGGTGCAACGCTCCGACCTGGCCCTGGTGTACGGGTCGTCGGTGACGGCTTTGACCCGCCAGATCGACTCGGGCGCCTACGGCAACTTCTGGCGGGCGGTCGGCAACAACGGCAGCGCCGACCCGGCCGCCCCGCAGCTGGTGGCCGAAACCTGGAACACCGACGCCAACAGCGTGTCCACCCGGCCGGTCGGCCTGTGGATGTCGGTCGACAACGCCCCGTCCGTGGTCACTCAGGCCACCCTCAACGACCAGGCCAACGGCGACCTGTCCATGCACGGCACCATCATCCCCACCTACACCCTGACCCTCGCCCCCGGTTTCTACGGCTACGGCAGCCCGTACCTGGGCGACGTGGTACCGCTGGTGGTCCGCTCCGGACGGCTCAACGTCAACACCAACGTCCGGGTGCTCGGCATCACCTACAACATTGGCGCCGACGGCCAGGAGGACGTCGCCCTGACCGTCGGCCAGCCCGGCCGCACCCTCGTCCAGATGATCCAACAATCCCAGTCCGACGTGAACGCCCTGGCCCGGAGGTAAACCGATGACCCGCTACACGCCTCTATGGGAGCAGGCCGGATCGTACGCGGCCAGCGTCGACCGCCGCCTTATCGCCAACATCTGGCCGGCCGGCGCCTGCAACGGTTGCGCCCTGACCGCGGTGGCGTCGACCATGCAGATCAACGTGGCCGCCGGCGCCGTGGCCGTCCCCTCCCAGAATTCGACCGGGTCGACCCTGTGCGTGTCCGACGCCGTCGAGATTGTCACCATCGCCGCCGCCCCCGGCTCCGGCCAGAACCGGATCGACCTGATCATCTGCCGGCCCCGGGCCAACGATCTCGACGGCGGCCAGAACAACGATTTCATTTTCGACACCGTCACCGGCGTGCCGGCGGCCAGCCCGACCGTGCCCGCCACCCCGCCCGGCACTGTCCTGCTCGGCCAGGTGTCCGTGGCCGGCGGTTCGGCCGCCATCACCCAGGCCAACATCGCCGACCTGCGCCCACCGCGTCTCACCGCCCTGGCCGAACCGGCCCTCGGCGCCGCCGCCGCCCTGGCCTCGTTCACCACCCTGGACGGCGAAGTGTGGGTGGCGAAAGGCGGCGTCAACAACGGGGCCTGGAAAAAAGCCCGGGACGTCCTGTCCGCCCGCCGCTACCGCACAGCCGCATTCTCCGCCACCGGCAGCCAGGCCATCCTGGCCATGGACACCGTCGACTTCGACGCCTACGGCCTGTATGTGCCCGCCCAGAACGGGTTCGTCATACCGATTCCCGGGGTGTGGCTGATCGGATTCCAGTTCGCCGCCACCTTCACCGCCGGCCAGTACGCCCGGGCTGTCGTCAACCGGAACGGCGCTATCGCCTTCCAAAACCAGCTGTGGATGAATGCGAACACCAGCACCCTGCCTACCAGCGGCGTGCTGGCCCTGGCCGCCAACGACCTGATGCAAGCGAACATCCAGGCGGGCGCCACCGCCACCGGCGACAACGCCGCCGCCGTCACCAAAGCCGAGAACTATTTCACTGCCGTCTATCTCGGCACCGGATAAAGGAGGAAACCGGTGGCCCGTTTCGATTGCGCCGCCTGGCGGCCCGTCCGCAACCATGGCGGCCCCATGACCGCCCAGCTGGGCCTGATCTTGCATCACGCCGTGGCCAACGGCTCCCTGTACGACTGGTTCGACAATCCCGCCTCCGGGGTGTCGGCCACCTTCTGGGTCTCCCAGTCCGGGGTCATCGAGCAGTACGTCGACTCCGCGACGACGGCCTGGCATGCCATGCAAATGAACGACACCTACTGCGGGGTCGAAACCGAGGGCTGCGCCAGCCCGCCGCACGCCGACCCCATGAGCCAAGCCATGGTCGACGCCCTGGCCCGCCTGTACGCCGAAGGCCACCGCCGGCACGGCTGGCCGCTCGCCCTGGCCGAGGCCGACGGTCAGCCCGGCTTCGGCTATCACCGCATGGGCGTGGCCACGGCCTGCCCGTGCCAGATCCGGGTCGACATGCGCGCCGAGATTTTGACCCGGGCCGGCGAGGACGTCGACCGTCCCACCCCCATCCCCGAACCGGAAGAGGAAGACCCCGACATGATCCTGATCTCGAACGACACCACCGGCGCCGTGTCCGTCTTCGACGGCACCCAACGGTTCTATGTTAACAACAGTTCCACGCTCAACGCCTTGAAAGAGGCCGGCATGAAAGTGGCCAAGGTGAACGGCGACTGGTACAACAAGATCCCCAAAGCGCCCGGCTCGACCGACTGAGCATGCCGTGGCGGTTACGGCGGGAGATCGCCCTCATCGTCCTGGGCGTGGTGGTCATGGCCCTCTCGATCGTGGTTCTCATCTTGAACCAGTCCGCCAGCTCGGAGATTCTGGCCGCCATCGGCCTGGTCGGCGGGATCGCCATCATCATCAACCTGCTGCCCGCCAACGGCGACCACGACGACGGTTGACCGACCACGACCGGCAGGTCCCCATCCTGATCGTGTTCTGCGCCATCGTGGTCGGTGTGATGGCTGGCGCCGAGCTGGTGTACCTGCTGCTCAGGTGGCTGGCCTGAGTTCCGGATAAGTGCCGTTATCCGCGACAACCTGACAACAGGATAACACCATGACATGCTAAGATGCGGTCATGAACAAGGATTTCGGGAACCGGCTCCGAGCCATCCGCCGCCAACAGCACCGCTCCGGCGAGGACGTGGCCCGCGGCGCCGACCTCAGTTACGGCCACTACCTGCGCCTCGAAGCCGGCAAGCACTCCCCTACCTGGGAAACCGTCAACCGCCTCGCTGACACGCTCGGTGTCGACCCGCTCACTCTGGCCGGAAAAGCGGACAAAACCGGGCAAGATAGTCACAGTTATCCGGACGACCACAACAACTTCCCCCGCGCCTCGTGACATCCGGTACCGCCGCCGGGTGGAGCTACCCGGACATCCCCCCCGAGATGGTCGCCGGCCGGGTGGCCGACCTGCTCCCCGAGAAGAACCCGACCGCCAACCTGGAAGCAACACCTGTTGCATCCAACCGGCGCCCGCGGCGACCCAAAGAGGAAACCACCGACGAGGAATACCGGGCCATGATGACCCGCCTCCTCAACAACTACAGCGAACGCATCGACCGCTCCGGTACCGCCGCCCTCGCCGACGCCGCCGCCCTCCGCGACCTCCTCGACCTGGTCATCGACGCCGGCGTAGAACGCTGCCTGGCCGAACCGTGGTCGGCGTCGTGGACCCAGATCGGCGACGCCACCGGCCTCACCCGCCAGGGCGCCATGCGCCGCTGGGAAGGCTTCGAGCAGTCCCGCAAACCGGGCGGCCAGCCCGCCAACCTGCGATGACCGGCGACCTGGTCGCCCCTTCCCGGCACGGCGAGTTCCTCCGTACCGTCA